AGACACACAGGCGGCGGACAGGTTGGGCGGGCAGTCGATGACCATCACGTCATAGGCCCCGTCCTCCTCCAAAGCCTCCCGCATATCCCGCAGCGCCCTATAGCTCCGGCCCCGATCACCACCGGCGGCCTCCAGATCCAGGGCCCACAGATCCTCTGCCGCCGGCAGCACATCCAGGCCGGGCACGTCGGTCTGCTCCACCAGTTCGTCATAGCAGATACTCAGCCCCCGCAGCAGGGCGCCCAAGCCAGCATACTCCCCGGGCGGCAGCAGGATCTGAGTAGCGTTTGCCTGCCCATCGGCATCCACCAACAGCACCCGCAGCCGGCAGCTGGTGGCCAGCACATAGGCCAGGTTGACGGCGGTGGTGGTCTTGCCCACCCCGCCCTTTCGATTGACAATGGCGAAGGTTTTCATGCACGAAACACTCCTATCTTTCGTTGATCGGGAAACACTCCCGGATAATTTCACTTCCTACGGAAGCCTCGGCCATATAGTACCGCCGGGCCGGATGGATATAGACGATCCGGCCGGTCACTGAGCGCAGCTTTCGCATTTTGTTGGCCCGCTCGCCATTAAGCTCGCGCTCAAAGGCCGACGGGGTCCAGGTGATCTTCTCGCCTATCCTCATGCTGATCCTCCTCCAGAGCCTGGACCGCCAGAGTCAGCGCCTGGGCCACCTGCAGGTGATCCGCCGGGAAGCTGCTGGCCCGTGCCAGGGCCTCCCGGCGCAGGATCTCCAGCCGCAGCAGCTGGGCCGCTCTGGGCTTGTCCATGCTGGTCTCCTTTCTCACGGAACGGGTCATCCTCTGTCTCCGGCAACTCCATGAACTGCTGGGGCATACTCAAAGCCCACCCATATGCCTTGTTGGGGTTTCCCGTGCCGGACTTATAGAAGCGCTTACTGCTGGCCTCAAAATTCAATCCGATGCTGCGGCCCCGCTCTCCAAAAAAGCGATTTTTCAGGATGGTCAGTACACAATCCTGCTGCCGGTCCGGCCTGGATTCCTTCTCCAGCGCATATACGTTGTCGGCCAGGTTGGTCACATCTCCGATGCCGGACACATCGTCCGAGTCGTCGATCCTGTCCGTCTTGCGGGGGTGGGCTACCAGATGGACGTGGACGCCGTTGTCATGGGCAAAGGCGGCCAGCTCCGCCACAAACTCCGACTGCGCCCGGTAGAAGTCCCGGTCATTGTCCCGGAACCGGGCGGTCATCAGGTTATCAACCAGATAGACCTTGGCACCGTAGCGCCGGTGGGCGTACCGGAACACCCGCAGGATGTTGGCCGCGTCATGGTAGGTGCTGGTCCCGATGTCGTACAGGAGGAAGCGCCCCCGCCACCAGTCGTCGATCAGCCCCTGGACAAAGGGCGTTGGGGATGCGATCTCCCGCCCGCTCATCCGGTCCGTGGTCTTGGATATGTACTGGGGCCCCGCCGCCTGGAGGGAAGCCCAATACTTGAACTTCCAGGCCGGCAGCTCTCCAGAGTAGGCGCAGACCGGTTGACCCTGGTCGATGGCCTCCAGCAGAAATTGGTCCAGCAGCGTGCTCTTTCCCTCGCCGCGCTTGCCGGTCCACACGGACAGCTCGCCCATGATGGCCCCGCCGGTGGCCCTGTCCAGGTTTGGGATTCCGTAGAGCACCTTGTCCAGCCGTGTCACGTCCGGCTGCCTGACGTCGGCTAGGTCCAGAAGACCGTAGGCTGGGACCTCCACCGTGTCCAGCAGCATCTGGTCCACGGCCTTCAGACCGTAGGTGTCCCGCAGCGCCCGCACCGACGGGCACCGCCGAAAGCCCTTGTCCTCCACTGCCAGCAGGATCACGTTGGGCAGCCGATGGCGCAGCTCCCGCACCATGACCTCCCGCTTCTGGGGATCGGCGCACACCACCAGCACGTAGCAGAACTTCAGGAAGAATCCCTCGTACCGGCCGATCTGTTCCCAGCCGCCCATGGTACGCAGGCACCCGGCGTTGATCTGGACGGCCAGCACGTCCTCGGCGTCGGCGCAGAACCAGAACCCGGTGGGAAGGCTGGGGTCGAGAAAGGCGGGGTCGTAGAGCAGCACCTCCCCCACACCGTTCTCCTTACTCCACATGGCGCTCCACCTCCCTCCTGGCTGCTTGGGCTTGTCCGCCTCTCAAGGGGAACACACCTTTCCAGCTGTTGGTCACGGACTCCCGGACAATCTGGAGCTTCAGCTCCCGGGAGCCGTCCGCTAGCTTGTCCAGTTTGTTGAGCAGGGTGGAGATAGCTCTGGGGGAGTCCACCGCCTTCTTGGCGGAGCGCACCTCCATCAGGTCATCCAGGGCCTGGGCCAGTTCCTGATCCTCCCCGGTATATGCATGGAGTATGGCCTGGACCGTCTGCTTGTCCTCTTTCAGGGGCCTCCGCTCCCCCTTGGGGGGTAAGGGGGGATAATATAACTGGTCAGTAACTGTTTCCTTATTACATTTCCCCGTCTGGTGAAATGGTTGTCCCTGTTTGGTGAAATCCATTTCACCATCTGGTGAAATGGGAGGCGGGGGCTCCTTATCGTCAGAATCGCCCATATCCCCGTCCGGTGAAGTGGGACAAACAAGGAGCCCATAGGCCTCCAGCACGCTGTCTGCCAGTGCGTACCACACCGTGCGATCCGTCTTATCCTGGCTGAAGTTCCCGGTAAGCAGCGCCCCGTCCTCCTTCAGCTTGGCCACGATCCGTTCCACCTGCCGCCGGGTCCAGAAGGGGAACAGCTTGGTCAGGGCATCCAGGGTGTTGTAGGTCCATGTACGGCCCTCATGGAAGTGCCGCCCATTGGCCTGGTTCTTGGCTACCCAGAATGCCATGGCATGGAGGAAGATTGCCCCGTTGACGCCGTGGCGCTGGGCCAGTTCGGCATTGAAATGGTACTCAGTCAAGCTTCCCCACCCCCTTGTAAATTCCGGCCATTTGTGGTATCATAATAATGGTTTTCATGCACGAAACCGCTTGGCCTCTCTGTCTGCGCCCACAGACAGGGGGGCCTTTCTTTTTTCCTACTCATGAGACGCACCCCGCTCTCTCTGCTCCCGGATGGCGCGTCCATCCCGGATAAACCCCAGGATCATCCGCAGCACATCATCCGGCAGAGTATGGGTCTCAAGGTATGTACTCAGGTCCTCACAGATAGAGCCATCCGCCATGATATTGGTTACCTTGACCTTGCTCATATCGACCATTGCGCGCCACCTCCTTTTTCCATTTATGCTGCCGCCTGGTTGTCCTATGAGGACTCCCGGGCGCACCGCAGCTCCAGCGCGGCCTCCACGATCTCCTGCAGGTCCTCCAAGATGGCGTCGAACTCGGGACGCTCCTGGGTATCAATGACGTTGTCCTCCGCGATCCGCAGCAGCCGCCGGTCGGCATGGGATTCTGCAAAAGCAAAGATCCGGTTGGTCAGCTTGGCGCTGGCCTCCAGCACGGACCTGGGCCGGATCTCCGGCACCACACTGCTGTACAGGGCATTGGTCTCCCGCAGGTGCTGATAGGCCAGGTGCTGAGCATTGTAGATGATGACCATCAGCTCAACGATCTCAGTGGGCGGTATCCGCTGGCCAGTCTCATAGGCTCGCAGACTCTCCACGCTGATGCCCAGCCGCTCCGCTGCCGCTTCCTGGGTCAACCCGGCAGACTTGCGGCAAATTTTATAGATATTCCGGCAATCGTCCGGCATGGCAATCACTCCTTTCTTTTGGTACAATATAGTCACGGGGTCAGACAGCTGCATCGAAAAAGAGAGCCGCCTCGTGGATCTGATCCACCAGCCCATTTTGGCGGAGGATCAGAATGATGGATTCCTGACCACGGATGGTCAGGCGCACTGCGTTTTTTGTGACCACCTCGGCACACTGTACCTTGTCAATGTCATAATGTTCCTCGATCCAGCGTCCAATCTGCCGCTACTCCGCTGTACAAATCATAAGCAGCTCCTTTCTCAGCTTTTTCGTCTTTGGCGCCCCTTGTCTTCTTTTAACCCCTGTGATAAACTGCATGATAAGGGGGGCTTTTCATGACGATTTTTGAATCATACTGGCGGAATTTTGTTGATATAAAAATTGCTGAGCAATACTTTACTCTTTATGCAAAGCACTCTAAGCACCGCCTTATGATAATAGATGCCCTTTGCATGATTTTTTCTTTAACAGGTGTCATCTCTCTGATAAACAGTTACTGTTCTCCGTTCTTGTCCACAGTGATTATTCTAGGTTCTCAAATTATAAGCGTCCTTCAGCCGCTGTACCCATACAGTCAAAGATTGTATGCATCCCAGTGCATATACAGAGAATATGCTGCTCTTGCACTGACTACCGAACAAACAGTAAATGGTTATCTTTATGGGGATGTTAGGGAAGATGAACTTCTACCTGCTCTAAAGAACGCACAGCAGGAGAGCTTTGACATCGAAACCAAGTTCTGCTCGGTCGATCTTTTCTCCCAAAAGAAACGCCTTCATAAAGCTTCAGAGAAAGCAGTTATGCAATATTTAACCGTACATTTCAACTTAGGAGAGTGAGACAGCATGAAAAGCAGTTCCGCACCTTTTCCCCCAAAGCCTGTTACGCCCGACCCCGACATACAGAAGAATGGAGGACTGGTTCCTCCAACAACGATCAAACCACCCGTTCCCAAAGCACCAAACAAATAAGATTTCAGGCTGGGCCGTCACTTTTTGTGGCGGCCTTTATCCTTTTTTAGCCACCTGCAATAAGCACAGCGGGTATTTGGGACTGTCCAAAGTACAAAAGCCATCAAAAGCCTATGGATTAGGATTCCAGCCGCTATTCCTAACAAAAAGCTGACCACCAAAGAGCAATTCACCCCGCTCACCTCCTTTCTCAGCTTGCGGCATCATTTCCACACTCGGATATCTCCCGGCCATAGAGGGCGTCGATGGTACAATGGAGAGCATCAGCCAGCTGAGGAGCCAGCGACCACTTGGGATCTGATATCCCGCGCTCCCACTTGCCTACGGCCTGCTGGCAGACGCCCAGCTTCTGGGCCAGAGCGGATTGGGAAAGTCTCTGCTGCTCCCGCAGCGTCCGAATGTTGTTTCCCACGTTTTTGGTCACCTCCATTTCGCAACCTATGGTTGTTTACATGGCCACTATATCACTACTTTTAGTTGCTGTCAACTCCTTTTTGTGTCCTTCATATTGCTTATAACAACTATTAGTTGTATAGTTTGAGGTGAAAGGGGGTGAACACGTGCTCGGTCAACGTCTGAAAGCCCTGCGCGCAGCCCGTCAAATTTCCCAGAAAGACCTTGCGGCGCAGTTATTTGTGAGCCCGCAGGCTGTTGGAAAATGGGAACGTGAGGAGGCCACACCCAACCCGGAGACGGTACGCAAGCTCTCCGAACTTTTCGATGTCTCCGCCGACTACCTGCTGGGCCGGGAGCTGAGCCCGAACGCAAGCCCTGCATCCCACGCATTGCGGGTACCGGTGTTGGGGGTGATCCAGGCCGGGATCCCCATGGACGCCATCGAGGACATCCTGGACTGGGAGGAGGTTCCCGTCTCCTGGGCCAGCGGAGGCCGGGAGTACTTCGGCCTGCGGGTGAAGGGGGACAGTATGTACCCTAAGTATCTGGAGGGGGACACGGTGATCCTTCGTAAAGACAGCGCCTGTGACACCGGCGACGACTGCGCGGTGTTGGTCAACGGCGACGCGGCTACCCTGAAGCAGGTGCTCCTACGGGAGGACGGCGCGGTGGAGCTCCGCCCGGTAAACCCCACCTATCCACCCCGCACCTACTCCCCCGCCGAGATTGAATCCCTCCCTGTCCAGATCATCGGCGTGGTGGTTGAGTTGCGACGGAAAATAAAATAGTGCCCGAGTTGGACGCAAGAGAGGTAAAGGAGATAGATATCATGCCTACTAAGGACCATATGCCTTACCGCCAGCCTGCAAAGGCTGATAAAAACAAATCCTTTACCCACTTAAAGTGGAACAAATGGAATACAATCACCAGAATTTCCGATTATGTTGTGCTGGACGTGGAAACGACCGGGTTGAAGCCTGGAACGGACAAAATCATAGAGATTGGCATGGTCAAAGTCTCAGACGGCAAGCCCTGTGATGAATTTTCCTCTTTTGTCAATCCTGAGATGTCTATTCCCACCCGCATTACCAAAATCACTGGGATCACCAATGAGGACATGGCTACCGCTCCCGTATTTTCTTCCTTGGCCAGTCAAATCGTCTCCTTCCTGGGGGACTCTCTCATCTTAGGGCACAATGTCGGTTTCGATCTATCCTTCTTGGTCCCCGCGCTTGAATCATGTGGAATCTGTCCCAGTTTTACCTGCCTGGACACCTGTGCCCTGGCAAAAAAAGCCTTCCCAGAACTGCCCAATCATAAGCTTGATACCCTGATCGGTGCGCTGTCCTTGTCTGACGGGCAGACGCATCGGGCTTTGGACGATGTATACTGTACCCTTGGACTATTCAACAAAATATGCGAAAAGTATCCTGATTCTCCCCTGCTCAATGCAGTCTACTCCTGCTGTACCCCAATAGAGTCCTTCTCCTTCTCCCCTGTTGAGCAACCGCTGGCCGGCAAGCAACTCTTTCTCACAGGTACATTCACGTTCCCCTACTCAGCAGCTAAGAAGCTTATTTCTGCTGCAGGCGGCTTGGTCACATATAATCTCTCTGACCAGACGGACTATCTTGTATATGGCTTTCAGGACACCCAGGTCGAGGATCCGGCTCGATACGAAGCTGCCCTCGCTACCGCACATGAAATGCAGACTCAGGGCCACAGGATACAGCTAATCAACGAGATCCAGCTGTTGAAAACCTGCGGCGTTTCTTTCTATTGAGTTAACCACAGAAGGAGGAGCTTCCGTGAACGAACAATTATCCATGACTGGGATCAGTGAACCCGAGCATAAAGAATTTGAAGCCTTACAGCCGCTTATGCCCCGGCTTCAGGAGTGCGTGGCCGCCCAGGGCTGCGACCCAAACCAGCTCACGCTGGGGTCCACACAGGGGTACAGCGTTGTCTACCTTTCCAATTTTACCGCGTTTCGACTGCACATCCGAGGCAATTATCATTATCTGTCCATCCCTACCCTCTTTTCCGATATAATTCCACCGGACGCGCCCAGAAAACAGGTGAAGTCCGATCCCCTGTATCTGCGGCTCATACTTGATGAGACTCATCCCATTTCGTGGTATACAGACTTTCTTTTCTCGGTGGTCAAAGAGTGCATCAACCGATATCCCAAGGATTTTGACTGCTGCTCACGCTATGAGGTATGTAGTGACGCGGGGGAGTGTATCCACCCAGACAAATCCTTTGCTCTGGGCTGCGGCTACCGGAAGATCCTCCACAGCGGGAAAATCTATTATGGGAAAAACCGCAATATTGATTGATGCGTCAACTTGAACACGCCCAATCCCACGGCTATACGGCCTGTAAAGTTTGCCACCCGCCGTCCTGATAACAACACAAAAGCCGGGGCTCACGCCCCGGCCTCTTAAAACGCCAGAAATCGAACATTTGTATTGTTCCGGTTCCTTAGTTGCAAAAAAGCCCCAACTTATCAGCTGAGGATTTTAATGTAAGTACTTCAACAGCTGGATCAGGTGTGTACCGCTCATTTCCGTACGCTCATCCTTATCCAGCTTTCGCTTTCCAAATTCCACATACCCATTGTCACTATAGAATGACCTCAGACGATCAACGTCTTCACACTCCAGGTATACCACCTTGCCTCCGATGATTCGCTGAGCAAGCCGAATCTGATCTTCAGCCATTTTCAACAGCTCGTCACCAGTAATCAGTTTATTATAGTCGTTGGTGTAATTCTTACCGAGTTGAGCAACCAGCGGAGCCATAATTACCAAATCATTTTTAGCCGCACTTGGCATTGCAAATTTTCTTAAGCGTCTACCAAGTGTGCCGGAAACAGAGTGCTTATTCACTACAATATACTTGTTGGCAATCGTAAAATATCCGCAAATGACATTTTCCTTCCGGTAAGACGCATATACCAAAAAGGTCTGAGAAATCCCCTGCTTCGCGAAATCGATTGCAGATCTCTTTGTCAGAAACCGCTCAACATCCCCGTTCTTTGGACACGAAAAGGAGGAGAGGATCTCCCGACAGAAATCCTCTCCCTTTTCTTCTATGATGTCGCTGAGGGACAGTATCGAATAACCTGCCATCATTTATCTCCAAAAAAATCTTTGATTTTATCCTTCTGGATAGTCTGGCACGTTCTGGATATTCGGACCTCTTTGCTCTTTTTTCCCTTTGCGTGCTCAAGTGCTGCAGCAAAACCGCGGCATAGCGACTTGTCCCGGAAGCGGACATCTTTCAGGATGCTCTTTGTAGCCATAACCGCACCTCCTTTACTATGCTACGCTTATATTATAGCAGCAGAATAGCCAAAAAAACACTGGGAAATTCTACGAAGTTCTTGTTAGCTTATTGTTGACTTTTTTAATCACACTATTTCAATGATGGCATTTGACGCTGTCCCTCACTTATGGTGTAACATTACTAAAAGTTGCACATTGAGATACACCCAAGTTCAAAATCTTTTAAAGACGCCAAATATAGACCATTGATATTAAGATAAGGAGGACGCCTCATGTCCAAGGACAAAATGATGGTATTCGGCTACGCCAGAGTCTCCACCGAGAACCAGCTGGAGAACTACTCCATCGAGGAGCAGACCGCCCGGCTGGAGTCCTATTGTGCCGCCAAGGGATGGGTGCTGCTGCACACCTATATAGACGGGGGATACTCCGGCGGGAACACGGACCGGCCTGCCCTCCAAACCATGCTGGCGCAGATCCGGGAGACCCATGTGGACGCTGTGGTGGTCTACAAGCTGGACCGGCTCAGCCGCTCCCAGAAGGATACTCTCACCCTCATCGAGGACGAGCTGCTGGCCCACGGCACTGATTTTGTCTCCATCAATGAGAACTTCGACACTTCCACCCCCTTCGGCCGGGCCATGATCGGAATACTGTCCGTCTTTGCCCAGCTGGAGAAGGATCAAATCACTGAGCGCTTTACCATGGGCCGGATCGGCCGGGGCAAGGCCGGGTACTTCCATGGCGGCGGCAACGCACCCACCGGCTATACCTATGCCGACGGCGTCCTTACCGTCAATGAGTACGAGGCTATACAGGTCCGGGAGGCCTTTGACCTCTTCCTGGCCGGGAAGTCCATCAACGCGATCTGGCATATGTTATCCACAAAATACACCACAAAGTGGACAGCGGCAAAGGTCCGCAACGTGCTGAAGAACAGCCTCTATATCGGGAAGGTCCATTTCATGGGCCAGGAATATGATGGAGTACATCAGCCCATTGTGGAGGAACGTGTCTTTACCGCCGCCAAACAACTGCTCAACAGCCTGTCCCGTGAGGCAGCAAAAACAACATCCCAGCGCAACCCTTTCCGGGCAGGCTACCTACTATCCGGCCTGCTATACTGTGCCCGATGCGGAGCCAGGTACTCAGCCAACCACGGATACTACAAATGCTATTCCCGGGCCAAGAGCAGCCCCAAATTTGTCCGCGATCCGGACTGCAAAAATGACAACTGGGAGATCGGCACATTGGATCACCTGGTATGTCAGCAGGTGGATGCAATGGTATCCAGCTCCGCTGCCGTAGATCACGCGATTATGGCTGCCGACGCCGCCAAGACGGTGCATATTGACAAGGATAAACTGCGCCGTACCTGTGCGGAGCTGGAGCGGCAGATCGAGCGTCTGATCGAGCTGTATCAGGTCGGCTCCATTCCCATGGCATCTATCACCCAGCGGGTCAACGATCTGACGGCGCAAAAGGCTGCGCTGGAATCGCAGCTTAACGCTCCGGATGAGGTGCCCGCCAAAGATCTGTTTCTCGCTGCCGTAGAGGACTACCGGCAGGGCTTTGCCGGTGGGGACACAGACCGCAAACGTGCGCTGCTGGCCGGTCTTCTGGATCGGGTAACTATTGACGGCCAGTCGATTCAGCTCCATTGGAGGCTGTAA